AGGTCAACAGCATCTTGGTGAACAGATAGTTTCTCATCGAGTAGTAACAACTGATGAGATTGTCGAACTCGCTAAAGAAGATAGTCCTGTAGGTCATTGGTCTAAAGATGATGTATTAAATAAACTTACGAATAGAATTAAGGATGATGTATGAGTAAGTTAGGAAGTGAACCTTTGGCGTTTAATCCCACAGGGCCAGAACAAAATATAGTTCCGGAATATTGGGTGTTAATGAAAATGCAAGTTGATCGTGATGTATTCTTTCAAGGACCTAATATGGTTATCCTTGCTGGTTGGGGTGCAAAACAACTAGACATTCCATTTTCTGATGGGCGGTGGAGACGATCAACTGAGATCATCTCTATTAATAATTTAAAAGATAAGTATATAGTTAAGACTGAATCAGGATCAGAGTATATTCTAAATAAGTTAAGTGAGAAGGTACATCCTTTAGCCGAAGGTGCTTATAAAGCTATTATCGATCATGGTGGCGAACAAGTCCAAATGCTAAACTATTTTATGCAACCTGAGGATGGCGCGCTATAATGGATATCGTAACTCTTGTCATAGTTTTTATATGTGTTAGTGGTGCAACTATTACGGCATACTCTAAGGGTGTTATGAATGGAGCTGAAGCCACAATATCAATATTAGAAGCACAAAAAATTATAAAAGTCGATGATGATGGAGACATAAAACCGTATAAATAGTTATAATATTTAATATCTACGAGGCTCATAATGAGAAACTTTAATTCTTTTCAACGACATTTAGATTTACTTAATGAAAATCTTTCAGAACTGGAATATAATGGCAATGATAACTCATTCGCATTAGGAGTCTTAGAACAAATTGATTCTCAAATAAGCTCTATAAAATCTAATATCGAAATTGATGTTAGACCTGCTAAACAGAGTGGTAAGAAATTAGGCGTAAGTCAAACAATGCCTGATAAAGATAGAGAAAAATTCTCAGCACTCGCTCGAGATATCATAGACAAAACCGAAGATCTTACTCTTATGATGGGTAGTGTTCCAGGTGCACGTAAAGAAAAGGACTATGCATTTAAACATAAGGATATGGAAAAATATATCTATGTGAATAATAGACCTGATGGTGCTCGTGGTGCATTAGGTGATGATCCTCATGAGCTTATGACCGCAGCTTTATGTCTATTTCCTAAACAGCATAATATAACTAATTCAGATGAAATGGATGCCTTAGTAGAACTCATACAAGGACAACTTAAAAATGTTAAAGGATATAAGCCAAGTCAAGTCAGCTCTTTAAAAGATGATTACGCCAATTTAGCCATGGCTGTTTCTGCTGCTAACTCGATTATTAGTGCTGGATACGGTAATGCAGATAAAGTATATCTTACAGGCCAAGCTTGGGATGACGATGTAAAACAGTTTCAAGTTACAAAGTATGGAATGAAAGATTTTAATTCATCTGATTTTATTATTAAAAAGGGTGATAATTTCCTTGGTGTGTCTTTAAAGAAAAAGAAAAGAAGTACTCAAGGTGATCCAACACTTATCAATAAAGCATTCACTACGTTACTTAGTGGAAAGGAATTCGATAAGTTAAGAAAGCAAATTGATAAAGATGCTGGTGAGTTCTATGTTCATGTAATCAATTTAGCTGCTAAGTTAAAAATACTTTCACCAGAGTTGATGCAAGACATTAAGAAGAATAAGCCTACTCCTAAGAATTGGAAACAGTATATTCAAAGAATACCAAATGACTTAGTGAATAGAGTATTAAAAGGTAAGAGAACGCTATTCGGTGATATGGCTCAAACTGTTATTAACAATAGCGATCTGATCGCAAATCAGTTAGTTCAACTTATATTTAAAGCAGATCTAAAAGATTTGAGAAAAGTCAACTTTGATTTTGCGCTCGTGACTGGTATTGGTGATTACGGTAGTAGGAAAGGTGTAGTTGTAGAAAAAGGCGAATATAAAGATATAGAAACTGTATCAACCTCTATGGATAAATTGTTTAGTGAAGGAAAACCTTCTATACGATTAACACCTGGCGCAAGTCAAGCCTTCGATAAGAATGCTTCAGCTGCTAATGTGAAGTTTGACCTAATGATTGGTAGTATAACTATAGCGAATATTGTATTAAGATATAAGGGTAATTTTAGAAGTGCACCTAACTTTACGGCTGAAATGACGCAAGAATTTAAGACAATTTATAAGGGTGAATAATGGATAAGTTCTTAGAGTACTACGACGAAAAGAGTAACTTTGGTTTATATGAAGGAACTCGTGTTCCATTGGAAAGTCCAATGATTGAAGCTGCTGAACCTGAATTAAATAAACCAAAGCGTAGCAGTGGTAAAAAGAAGTATGTAGTATACGTTAACAATCCTAAGACGGGTAACGTTAAAAAGATTGAGTTTGGTGATGAGAAAGGTGGACTTACATCAAAGATTAATGATAGAGATGCAGCACGTAACTTTGCTTCTCGTCATAACTGTGATACAAAGAATGATAAAACAAAAGCAGGCTATTGGTCATGTAGATTACCAAAGTATGCAAAGAACTTGGGGTTGAAAGGTGGCGGAAGTTATTTCTGGTAACCCATACGTGGATGATGGGAACATAAGAACGTTTGATATTAAAAGACCAGCCAATGATTACATATGGCATAGGGATAAAGAAGATCGAACAATTAAATTAATCGAAGGTGAAGGTTGGCAATTACAAATAGAAGATTGCTTGCCTTTCCTATTAAATCTAAATGAATCGATTCATATACCACAAGGTGTGTATCATCGACTCATAAAAGGTTATAATACTCTAAAGGTAGAAATTAAATGATATCACTCAAAGGCTATCTATCGGAAGCTGCTGGTAAGAATACACATATGACCCATATTGAGGACCTTGTTCTCGATGGTGGTGTGAAAGGTGCTCGTCAAGCTATCAATGCATTACGTTCTTTACGTGATATGTTATCAGGTAGTGCTAAGAGTTCTACTGATGTGACTGTTAAATGGGACGGCGCTCCTGCTGTATTTGCTGGTGAAGATCCAATCACTGGAGAGTTCTTTGTTGCTAAGAAGGGTGTATTCAATAAGAACCCTATGGTATATAAGAGTCATGCTGATATCGATGCAGACACCTCTGGTGACCTCTCAAAGAAGTTAAAGATGGCCTTTGATAATCTAAAGGATGTAGGCATTAAAGGTGTTATTCAAGGTGACTTCATGTATGACAAGTCTGACCTTGGATCAGAAACAATTGCTGGAGTTAAGTATACTACGTTTCATCCGAATACGATTGTTTATGCTGTACCAAAAGGTAGTGATATGGAGAAAGAGATCTCTAAAGCTGAGATTGGTATCGTATGGCATACTGTATATACTGGCCCAACCTTTGACACAATGAGAGCTGAGTTTGGTAAATCAATTGCTTCTAAACTTAAGCCGACAAGCAAGGTATGGTCAGTTGATGCTACACTTCCTGATCTATCTGGTACTGCTACAATGACAGCCACACAAACAGCTGCAGTCACTGCTCATCTATCAACAGCTGGTAAGTTATTTAAAGAGATCTCTGGTAGTATACTTAAAGAGATTGAACAGAATAAAGAATTGAATCTTATTATCAATACATATAATAATACAAAGGTAAGAGCTAACGAACGTATCACTAATACTGATGCTCATACAAAAGGTCTTATTGAATTCGTTAACCTACGATATGCTAAACAGATTGATAAGCTAAAATCTGATAAGGGTAAAGAAAGAAAAACTGGTCAAAGAGACCAATTATTATCGTTTTTTAGTAAAAATAATACAAAAACATTAAAAAAAGTGTTCGATTTACAGAATTCTGTGGTAGATGCAAAATTAATTATTATAAATAAACTTAACAGTCTATCAAATATTAATACATTTGTGAAGACTAAATCCGGATTTAAAGTAACCAACCCTGAAGGTTTTGTTGCTATAGATCGTATGGAAGGTGGAGCTGTTAAATTGGTTGATCGATTAGAATTTTCGACTAATAACTTCAGCAAAGATATTATTAAAGGTTGGGACTCACCGAGTCGATAACCTTTAGATGGGAACCGAGGAATAAAAAAGAATGGCGTATAATCCAAAACGCTTTAGCGAGTATCTATCTGAAGAAACTAACGAGATCACGTTTGTTTTCGGCAGATTCAACCCTCCAACAAATGGCCATGAAAAGGTCTTTGATGCTTTAAAGAAAAAAGCAGGATCGGGTCAGTTCAGAATATATGCTTCGCAGTCTAATGATCCCAAAAAGAATCCTCTCAAGTTTAAAGATAAAATCAAATTCCTTCGTAAGATGTTTCCTAAGTATGCTCGAAGCATTATGGCTGATTCAAATGTCCGTACTGTATTTGATATCGTAACTCGTTTATATGATCAAGGTTTCACCAAAGTTAATATGGTTGTTGGTGAAGATCGTTTAAATGAATTCGATAAGCTATTAAACAAATACAATGGTGAAAAGGGTCGTCATGGTTTCTATCAATTTGAAGGTGGAATCCAAGTAGTAAGTGCTGGAGCAAGAGATCCTGATTCAGATGATGTATCTGGTATGAGTGCATCAAAGTTAAGAGCTGCAGCTTCTGCTAATGATTTTAATGAATTTAGTAAAGGTATGCCATCTGGTTATAAAGATGGAAAAGAATTATTCAATGCTATCCGCAAAGGTATGGGTCTTAAAGAGTCTCATAACCACCGTGCACATGTCCAATTAGAAACAGTATCAGAAGAACGTGAACAGTATAAAGCTGGTAAGTTATTTAATCAAGGTGATACTGTTGTCGTAAAAGAATCAAATGATGTTGGTACCATTACAATGACTGGTGCCAATTATGTATTAGTTGAATTCACTGATGGTAAAAAGAAACGATGTTGGTTAGATTCAGTTGAAAAATTAGATGAAGCAAAAGATATGCCTTTGTCTAAACATACTAAAAAATATAAGAAAATGTTTGGTGAAGAAGATCTAGAAGAAAAGAAAATCGCAGGCCTCGTTAAGAAAGCAGAAAAAACTGGCATGCCATATGGTATACTTAAAAAGGTATATGATCGTGGAATGGGTGCATGGAAAACAAGTCATCGTCCAGGTACTACTCCACAACAATGGGCATTCGCTCGAGTCAACTCGTTTACTACTAAGTCAAAAGGTACATGGGGTGGCGCTGATAAAGACCTCGCCTCTAAGGTTGAATCGTACGAGATTGGTACAGACGAATATACTAAACACGCAAAAGAAATAACTCCTGGTGAACTCGAAGAGATGGGAGCATTATCTGCAATAGGATTAGATGATCTAGATCGTTGGATTGATAAGACACTTAAAAAACCAGTGTACAAAAAGGCTGTAAGATACTACCTTGATCAACGTAAGAAATCATCAGGTGATACTGATAACGCATCTAAGATTATGATGAAGACTGCTAAAGTAACAGGTCTTGATTATAGAAACTTAAATAAGACTTTTCATGATATGATCAAGAAAGGTTTACTACCTAAACATTTAGCATTCGAAGATACTGCAGTATCATTCAAAGATTACTTAAAGGACAATAACGATGAAGAAATTTAAATCTTTCCGATCAGAAATTAGTGAAGCAAAGGCTAAGGCATCTGACTACAATGCAACTTCTGAGAAATCAAAGTTTGGTGGACATAGGGCTAATGTCGTTCATAAGACTAAAGGTAATACATTATATACTGGTAAGGTTTCATTTAAGACACCTAAAGCTGCTCAAGGCGCTGCTGATGCGTATCTTTCAGGATATGCATTAGGTGGTGAGAAATCTGCAGACAAAATGATGAATGCACACATTAAGAATAACAAAAAGAATTTAGTTGATCCTAGTGTTTTAGATGAAGCTGGACCAACCTATATTGATGGTGTCAAATACCAAAAATTAAAGAAAATGAAAGGGTTTAACAAAGACGATTGGGAATGGAATTCATCTAAGCAGTTATATAAAAAGGTTGATGAAGCCTTTCTAGAATCTATTCGTGAAGGATTAGCAATAGATGAGTCAATGGATGACACTCTAAAAAGACTTAAAAAAATGGGTGGTAGTGTTTATGGGGATAAGCTAACAAGCAAATCAGATAAGACACCTGCTAAATTAGCGTCTCAATCGAGAGGCAAGAAGACTGTATACTTCGTAGTTACTGATGATGGCTATACAGAGTATAAAGATTTAGGTGCTGTT